CCGGGGTTACCAGGGGCTTTTGTTGGGGTTTGAGGTTTCGCGGGCTAGGCGATAGAGCTCTGCGGGTCGAGCGTCTTGTAGCGGTACACACCACCGATACCGGCCGGGCCGTCGAGGACCACCGCGGTAAAGATGAAGTTGTAGGAAACCGCCGCCGAGATCACGCCTTCCGGATCGGCCGCCGAGGCATCCGGTCGGATGACCTTGACAGCGAACCGTTGCTTCTTCGGATCCGTGACCTTCGAGGGGCCGCGGCCAGCGAGATCGACGCAGCCGATGCCGTCCTTGCCGAAGATGTACACGCGGTAGCGATTCGGGCTCGTCTGGGTATAGACGTTCGTCGATTCGACAACCTTGCAGCCGGCGACCGTCGTGATCGTACCGCGGTCCTCGTACTGGACCAGCGGCGAATCCTTGACGTTCGTGTTGTACTTGAAGATGTCCGCCAGGCCCGACGCGGCCGGGTCATTCACCAGGTCGTAGCTGACATACGGGTGGAGGATGCAGTAGAAGTTCCCGTCGTCCATCGGCTGCACGTCAATCGCCTGGAGGGCGTGGCGGGCGTTCCGGAGGTCGGCGACGCGGAAGTAGCTACCGAGCAGAGTCTGGTTCGTCGAAGCCGATTCGGCGTCGATGACGTTCCGGGTGATGGTGTCGACGGACAGGCCGGCCTGGTAGCCGAGCAGGTCCGCGTGGTTTTCCACCAGCGGGTCGATGGCGGTATCGGCCAGGAAGTCCGAGATCGTCAGGAACGCGGTGTACTGAGACACCGTGGCCGAGACGACGCGGGACGTCGGCGAGATACCGGTGCCGACCGTACCCTCGGCCGACGGGGTCGTGTTAGCCGAGAGATTGAAGTAACGGAACCACTGAACCGTGCGGCCTTCCTGCTTCGGGATCATGTCCGACATGCAGGCATTGCGGAACAAGAACTTTTTCTGAAGGCGGTCGAGCGCCTTCTTCTTGTAATACGTTACCTGTACATGCGGCAGCCCGGCGGAAGTCGTAAGATTCGTTGCGGGAGAATAAGCCATTTGTTTTCCTCGAAAGGTATCGGCTTATCACGCCGCATACCGATGATTCAATTATACCGCAGTGTTACTTAACGCCTGCGGCAGAGAGTTTGTTGAGAAGTGACGCGAGCTGATCGGCGGACATATTCTCGATATCGTCGGCGGTAACCGGGTTCGAGAATTGGGCCGACCGGCCGACACTCGGGGGAGCTTGGAGATAGGGGTTAGCGGGCGACGGCGGGCCGGACGGGAAGCCGGGGGCGCCGTAGACGGGCGGCGGAGCGTAGGGGTTGTAGGGGTTCTGCTGCGGCTGCGGCTGTTGCTGACCCTGCTGTTGCTGCTGCTGGTTCGCGGCAACCTGCCGGAAGTCCGGGAGCATCCCCTTCTGGACGGCCAGAGCGTAGGCGGCCTCGAGGCCTTCCGACGAGAACGGGAGGTTCAGGTTATTCCGGACTTGCTCCAGAGTGTTCAGCACCCGCGGATCCTCGAGCGGAATTTCCCGGTGAGCTTCGCGGAACTGGTACGCGGCGAGCTGGCGCCGAGTGGCGGCCTGTTGGACGAGCATTTCCCGCAGGACTTCCTCGGGATGGTCGACCTTGCCTTCGAAGATCAGATGGCTCATCGCGTACCGGGTCGCCTTGAGCGGGTCTTCGTTCATGAGGCGGATGTACTCCTCATTCTTGAAGCCCGAGCCTTCATCGTCGGTTACCCGCGAACCCTGGGGCACCGGCGCCGGCGCGGGAGGGGGAGCGGCCGCGGCCTGCTGCTGACGTAGAGCTTCGGCGGTCGCGTTCAATTGCGCTTCGAGATCAGCTTGGTCCCGGAAGGTGACCGGCTGACCCTGGATGTTCACGGTAATCGGCTGAGGCGCCGGTTGGGACGGCACACCAGTTTGGCCGGCGTTGGATTCCGCGAGGACTTCCTGAACGCTGGACCGGATGAGGTCATTGAGATCCATAGTGGGGGTTTCTCCTAGAAATTATGGTAGCACTTTATGCAACTTTGATCTTGTTCAGAAACCGTCAAAATACACGGTCGCTGAACGTATGACCAAGTTCTTCGAGTAGGGCTTCGGGGCGGCCGTCGATGAGCTTCTTGAAACGCCGGGATGCCCGCCAGAGGTTGAGGAGTTCCGTCTCCTTCTCCTTGCCGGCGGTTTCCAGCGCCGCGAGAAGTGTCTCGTCGGCTTCGTCGAGTAGTTTCAGGAGCGCCCGGTAGCCCGGGTGATTTGCCAGGCTCGCGAGGCGCTCAAGTTCGATTTGCGTCATTCAGATCTGCGGGACTTAGGACGAGTTTCGGCTTTCTTCTTCGGGGCCTTGGCCGACGTCGACGGGCCTGAAGGACCAGCCGGCGCCGGTTTCGCCAGAGCGGCTTCTTTCTGCTGCCGGAGTTTCATCTGGTGCGATTCTTCCGACTGGCGGAGCTGCTGCTGATTACCCATCATAGCGGTCTGGAGGTCAACGGCGGATTGCTGCTGCTGCATCTCCAGTTTCTGCTGCTGGGCCATTTGATCGGCGGCGATCTTCGCCTGGGTATTCTGAATGTTCATCTGGGCTTTGGCTTGCTCCAGTTGAAGCTTCATCGCGCCCATCTGCTTCTCGAACTCCAGTTTCTGCTGCTGCATCGCCATGTCGAGTTCGGCCTTGAACTGCTCGATCTGCATCTTCTGCTGGCTCTCGGCCATCTTCATTTGCAGTTCTTCCGGCGACCCCTGCTTGTCGATCATCTTCTGCTGAAGATCGCCTTGGATCTTCATAGACATGATCTCCTTCGAGTTCTGATGCTTCATCGCCTCGATCTGCTGCTGCTGGACCATCTGCGGCGGCGGCTGCTGGGCGGCTTGCTGCTCCTGCGGCGTCATGGGGCGGATGATGTCGTAGCGGCCCTTGGTGCCGGCGGCATCTTGAAGCATGTCGATGAGGGCCTGGAAGTTCACCGTCTGGCCGGCGGACTTCAGCGACTCCATTAACGGCCCCGACAGAAGATACTGCGTCACGAAGGGGAAAATCTGCATGAGATTCGACTTCGCGAGCATCTTACTGGACGCCAGCATCTGGAACTCGCACGGCCGCTGGAAGTTCCAGCCGTTGACGAATTGCAGCTCGCCGCTCAGTTTCGCCGGCATTTGATCGTAGATACCGATGTGGTACGCGATCATTTTGTAGAGCTTCCGGAGCAGCGGAACGAGGAGGTAGTCCTCGATGTGCTTGACGATAGGCTGAAGCCGATTCGCCGCGCCCTGGGACTGGATCGACATGCCGGTCGCGGTGCGGTTCGCGTTCCCGGGCTTCGGCATACCCTGGGCGATGCCAGAGATACCGGTACGTTTGTCGGCGCCGTCGAGGAGGAACGCGATGTCGGACATAACGTTCTGGGTGACGGGCGAGGGTTGAAGAAGGGACGTCGCGGACTTGACGTCGCCGGAGGTGGACTTGAAAACGAACCCCGGCCCCCAGCGACGTTGATTATTCGTCGCGTTGGCGGTTTGCGCTTCGACCCGCGGCGGGTGAAGGGCGAGGGAGATTTCATCCAAGTGGCCGTTCAGGATACCCTCGATCATCCGCTGGTTACCGCGCTGGACGTCCGGGATACCGAAGGCGTAGAAGCGGCCGTTGAAGATGTAACACGGGGCGAAGCAGGCCGGGACGAACTGGTACGGGTTCCGCTGGTTGTAGACGACGTGCTGGCGGTTCAAGACCCAGATGATCTGGTTCTTGCTGTAGTACATCAGGACTTCGATCTTACGATCCGCCGGGTTCGGGATCCATTCCGTCTGCTGAACCGCGTAGTTGACGTTCCGGAGAGCCTCGGCGGTCTGGCGGGTGTTGTCAGCGGGGACGGACGGGGCCGACTGCGCCATGTACCAGAGGACGGCGTCGTCGGGGACGTTCATGCGGGTGTCGTTCCGCCATTCCGCGATTTCATCGACGGTCATCATGCGGCGGCGGATGATGGCGCGGGACTCGTCGACGTTGGGGGTCGGGGTGGCGGGGTCGACGTAGACGTCGCGGATATCGACCCAGGAGATGTTGGCGCGGTTCCGGCGGCCGTCCCAGTCGAGCCAGATGCCGCCGTTGCCGTACTTGAGGAGGTCTTTGATGGCGAGGCCGATTTCAGAAACCGCGGTGAGGCCGTAGTCGTTTTTGCTATGGTCGAGCATGTACGACATGGCGGCCTGGACGGCTTTGGCGGCTTCGGCGGGGGTGCCGGGCTCGGCGACGACTTCGAACCAGTTCTCGTCGGAGAACAGGGCCTGCATGATGGCCGGGTAGGCGGACTCGACCTGGTCGAAGGAGATCGGGTAGGGGAGGTTCGACCGCGGGATCATCGTCCCTTCCCAGACCTTCGCCGGGACGTAGCCGGTGTAGAGCGCGTCCGACTCGTTCCACCGCCGGTCGTGGTTGTTCGTCCGGTAGGTTTCGAAGGTCGTGAAGGTTTGGTTAACGATGTTTAATGCGAGGTTGTCCCGGAACTGCTCAGGGGAGAGTACAAAGGGTTCGCGCTGAGGGTCGATCTCAGGTACGGATGCAGGTTGACGGGACTCAGGCATAGTTCTATTTTAGTAAACTCCGTGGAGCCCTTCTAAGGGCGGTTGGGCGGGTTCGACGCCGTAAGCTGCTTCTTGTTCGGGACTTAGGACACCGAGCAGGGCGCCGAACGCGAGGTCGACTTGGCGGCCGGCGAAGTGGCGGGCTTGCTCGCGGCCGAACCATTCTTTGTTTTGAAAGAGGTCCGAGATAGAGTCGAGGATGTCGTCATGTTTCCCGGACGGGAATTCGCGCAGTTCGCGGAGGAGGTGGTTTTTGGTCTTCGTCCAGTAGGCTTCGAAGTCTTCGGGGGCCATGCCGTTCGGCATTCCGTCGACGAAGATGACGTCGCCGCGGGTGTACCAGGGTTGGAGAGTATTGGCGATACGTTCGACTTTGGCTTCTTGATTGTCGCGTTTGATGGTGTCGATGGGGATGATGAGACCGGTCGTGTCCATGACGCGGCGGAGGGCCGGCATGAGACCGCGGACGAAGCCGGTTTCTTCGATCTTGACGGCACGGAGACGGGATTGGTATTTCTTCGCGAGAGCGACGAGTTTGTCGATGAGCTCGGAGGGGAGGAAGCGGCCGTGGACGATTTCGACGACGTAACATTTACCGGAGTTCGACCAGGCGCCGACGACCATAGAGGTGTAGTCAGAGCGTTTGCCGGTCGTCTCGGCCGTGTCGACGGAGATTTCGTAGTGCGAGACGCGGATGTGGTTCACGAAGTCTTTCGGCGAGATCCACTTCGGGAACTGGTGGTCGACGGGGAAGAGAGCGATACCGCCCGGCCGCGGATCCTGCTGCTGCTGGGTCGCGTAGCCGAGGGGGTCGTCGAGCTTCATGGTGTGGAGGAGCCTGTTTGAAAATCGTTCCGGCCACCTCGATTCCGCGTAGCCGTTGGAGTCGATCTTCTCGGGCTTCATGAGGAAGTCCATCGAGTCGAACCGTTCCGGCTTCCCGCCCCAGTCTCGGCGGGTGGCGCCGCGGATGAAGAGTTTCCATTCCTGGAGTTCCGGTGGCTTCTGGGCCTCCATGTCGATGATGCGGCCGTAGAGGTCGTCGAAGTGATACCGGGTGCCCTCGACGTCGATCCAGTATTGCGGGGCGACGAGGAGGTTCCGGGCGAGGAAGAAGTTCTTCTTGACGGTCTGGAGGCCCTCGCCGTTGATATTACCGGGGTCGACGATGTCGGAGCATTTGATGACGTCAACGTGGATACCGGAGAGGCCGCGCTCGATGGACGTCGCCATGACGGTGGGTTCTTTGTGCTGCTTGAGGCCGCCGCGGGGGTTGCCGAAGCGTTTGTCCTCGACGGTGAAGGAGTCCTGCCGGCCCCATTCCCAGACACGCTTCGTCGGGCAGAGCTCGGGGAACAGGGCCCGGAACTTGTCGTTACCGACGAAGTGCTGCTTGATTTCCGACACCACCATGTTCGCCTTGTCGCCGTTCGCCTGCATAATCATGATGGCGATGTCGGGGTAGTTGATGATCCACTGGATCGTATGGGCGACGCAGTTGATGGAGGACTTCAAAAAGCCGCGGGAGTCGAGGAGGAGCATTCGGCGCTTTCCTTCGAGGTCCATAATGTCCCGGTAGGGGGTGTATTCCCACCGGCCTTTTTCGATCCGGTCGTATTTCTCCCAGTCCTCCCGCGGCGGGAGCGGGAACTGCTGAAGGTGGTCGAGTACCGGCCGATGGACGGCTTCCGACACGTCCGGCATCCCGAGAACGAAGTTACAGAGAAATTTCAGGTCCGTCCGGCACTTCCACCGAGTCTCTCGGAGCTTCTCGAGGATATCCGGCGACGCGGACTTGAGGTTGATTGTTCCGCTCATTTGAGAGTGACGGGGAGGTCCACGGCCGGCCAGAAGCGGCACCGGCAACCGAGTTTCTCCCCCTTCTTCAATACTCGCACAATCCCCATGAGGCGAAAGCGGCCTTTGGTGGCAGCTTTCATCTGGTTCGCCCGGTCCCAGTCGGCTTCGGACGGGTCGAGGCCGCCGGCGCCTTCGAGCTCGACGTCGTAGCAGTGGGAGTGAATTTCGCCGAGGACTTCAAGCCCGAGCCCCTGGGCGAGACGGTGGGCGTCGTTCAGCCAGGAGTCTTTGACGTAGACGGCGTCGGGCGACATCCGTTTCAACCGCTCCGGCGGA